CAAGCTTTACTTTGTTTATTTTGCTCTGAAATGTGACCAGCATTGGCAGAACTAGGTTTTCTGAAGCATCGACAATATCGTTTAGGTAAGCATCTGGATATAGGGATGACGAAACGCCAAGAATCGTCCTAAGCTCTGTGGCCGTAACTATCGTTGGCATTTCGTCATCCTTTCAAGCAGTTAGGTGAGCGGCCAGCTCGGGAGCGGACTGGCCGTCACTACTAGGGTTTTATCAGGTTAAGTTGAAGTGGCAAGAACCATTCGCAACTTTGACGGCAAGTGCGCCGTAACCATAGTAAGCAACCTCAATCTGGCCGTTTAGAGCCACATTTGTCTGCAAACGGAATCGGCTTGATTCATACCAAGTATAGGAATCTGGATTAATAACAATCATTGATCCATCTCCAACAGGAGCAGCGCTTAGGTTACTACCGAGGGCGCGAGATACATATAGATTAAGTCCAGCAACATTACCGCGAAGGCTTTGTGGGCTTACTGCTCCACCTGCATTTTGTGGCTGTGAAGCTGTGTAAATTGGACGACCTGAATCGTTGTAGCTCATAATCTTAGACCATTGCTCAGGTGTAACAATTAAGTTTTGAGCAAATCCAAGAGAATCAGAATAAACTTCAGCAGCTGCCTCAGCAACGAACTCAAGTAATCCTGTCGCGGTATTTGCTTTGGCTGTTGGTGCTAATTGGCCATTGGCAATAATTGTAGTAGCAACGAATTTATCTGTTGCAAGTGAGTAAGCGTATTCCATTTGACGGACTAGCTCATCAAAGAATACTGGATTGCTTCGGTCAAGAAGTTCAACGGAGAAGGTTTGGCCACCTGCATACTTATTAACATTTACTGTTAGGAAGCTGTTGGTCATTCCTGTCTCAACAATTGCATCGCCTTCGTTCTCATCTTCAACTGTTGGAACGGCAGTAATCTTTGGAATCTCAAAGCTCATACCAGCATCTGGTAGAACTCCGCGAGAGATTGCATCAATTGTTGAACGATCAGCATTTGATAGTGGGTTGATTACCTCGGTTAATTGACGAGTAGGAATCAAGCCAGCGTTATTTGAAGTGGTGTCATCTGCTGCCATAACATACTGGCGAGCTGCGTCATCACCGAGTTTAGCGCGAACGCTGTTCTCTAGATATTTTGCCTTTGTGAATTCAAGGCGAGGGGCTGTGTAAAAGGCTGGGCGAGACGCCTCAACCATATTTGCTTTAGCTGCTTCAACCGCTTCTTCAACGGCAGGAGCAGGAGCAGTAGTGTCAGACACTTGGTCTCCTTCGTTTGGGTTCTCTGAATCAGCGGTTGCTAAATCAGAATTTTCTTTAGGTGCTTCATTCTCAGAAGCTGCTACTTCGCTTACGCGAGCAGAATCAATTGCAGGATCAGTAACTAGAGATACTTCATCTAGGGTTGCTGAGGTAATCTGCATAACGCCTTTATTATTTGTCCATTCGTTTATTTGGGCTCCAACGCTAAATCCATCGCGCAGGCCTTCGGTTGCTTCAATTAGAGCATCTTCTCCAGCCATAGTATTTGCAATCTTGAAAGTAGCTTCGATTCCAGACTTAGTTACATTGTGAGAGACCATTTTACCAATTGGGCGAGTGCGGTCGTGCTCAAGAAGCAACTTAACTGGCTTCATTTCAATTGAATCTGCTGCAAATACTGTTGGGCCAACTGAAGTATTGCCTTGCTCGTTCCAAGTCACAATAGTTCCAGTTATGGTGCGCTTAATTGTGTCGGCCGCTGTAACGACCATTGGGATATTAACTTTCATTAGGGATTAAATCTTCCTCTCGCTGAATTTGCTCAACGCTCATCGCGCCAATGCGGTTTAGAATTTCATAAACTTGAGCTCTCTCTAATGCGTTACCGCGTAGGAAGTCATCAAGTGCAAAGCGCGTCATTACTGGATTGGGTGTGAAGTCCGGCAATGATAGGCGTTCCTCAATTGCCTTAAGTATTGGGCGAAGTGAGAAATCTACTAGTGAGCGCCGCTCGGACACAGCGTTTGAATAAGTCATCGAAGTCGTTTCGGCGCTCAAGAAGTAGGCTGGTATTCCACAGGCCCGAGCTAATTCTAGTGCTACATATTGACGCGCCTCTGCAAGCTGCATTGATTTAGGATCAAAGCCAAATTGTTGCAATTCTACATCTGCATTTAGGAAAGCTGTTGAGCGAGATTGACGAGCAGTTTTCCAAGCGGTTAATAAAGCTGAAATGCGCTCTGCTGTTAGGTTAGTGCCATTTGATTTTAAAACCATTGAAGGTGCTGGCTCTTTAGCATAATTGACTGCTGCATTTTCTAAATACACAGCTGCTGCAATTGTTTTCCCAGCGCGATGCAATAAGCCTTCATCTCCACCATCGAATCGGATAAGTGAGCCAACGCCGTTTAAAGGAACTGATTTACCATCAACCTTATATCCTGTGATTGTTGTATTTAAGAAATCTGTATCAACTGTAACGCGCTCTGGACTTACGCGAGTCCAAGCTCTAACGCGACCGCCATCGGTAGCGCTATACATCTCAAGGACTTGACCATAACCAGCGCCATATAACCAAATATCTTCTGCGAGCCAGCAATAGATTACAAATCCAGCAACTCTTGGGTCTGGCTGATTGATAACTCTGTGTGGATCAACATACTGGCCAGTAATGCGATTAAAAGTTGTTAAAGGTAATGAGCCAATAGTTCCGCAGATTATGTTGCGAGCTCGCGCAACGGATGGAACGCTCATTGCTAATTGGCGAGTGGTATTAGTTGCACCGCCAAGAATATTATATACCGAGTCAGATATTTGGACTGGCGTTAAGGCAGCAGTTACATCTGAGACCGCTATAGGTCTCTTTGCTTCAACTACTGGAAATAGGAAATCTCTTATAGCACCCATTACTGACATTGTAAATGAACCGACTTACACTATTTGAATATCTACTCCAATTTCAGACTGAGTTGCGTAGTGTGTTGCCAAGGCTGAAGCAATTGCTCCGCAGATTGTCGTATTACTTACCTTGCGACCCATTACCCAGCCGCCGTCACCGAAAGGGAGTTTGACAGCGGATAGGCATTGTTTAGTTAGCTCATCTTGTCCCGAGTGAGCCAACCGCTGAGATGAGATAGCTCCCAGTAACTCATCGCAGCTTTGGGCATAGTCAAGACCATCTATTGGCTCAACCCTAATACCAGCAGGAGCTAATCTAGCTGCGACCGCTGACGCGGTTCTGGCTGAATAAGCAACTAGTTGAACTGGATACTTTCGCACCCATTCTGCTACATCATTAGCCATTGCTTTATCGTCCAGATTGGCAGGGTTATGCCAAGTCTGAAGCAATATCACTTGGAACTTATCGCCCTCAAGTCTTTGACTAGCAACTAGCGCCGCTTCTTTTCTACTAGGGCTAAGATCAATAGCCAGCCAAGTATCAGACTCAGGGTTGAGTCGAAGTCCCTCAACTTTGCAACTTTCCCATTGAGACGGATTAATAACTGGGTTTATAGTATCGACCCATTGACATAAAACTTCTGTGCGCACAATATCCTCGGGGTCTGACAAGACGGCTCGGATATTATCTGGATGAACTGTTATGCCAAGTGATGGATTAGCTTGGCAGACACCTAGCCAGAAGGCTGGTGAGTTATCAAATTTAATGCCTTGAGGCGCTGACCATTCAAACCAACCAATATCATCATTGCTACCAAATATGGCAGACATCGCTCTTTCCCTAAGTTTATTAAGAACTATGCTGTGTTGATCCCCGGCATTGCTATAGACCCATATTTGAGGATTTGCTGAAGCCATTTGGGTATATCGCAAGGCAGACCAGACATCTTCATCTTTATACTCTCGAGCTTCGTCTAGGTGTATGGTTTCAGGGGCTGCGATGCCTCTACCAGCCGAGTTATTGGCTCGGACGATATATCGGCGGCCTTCAGTAAATTGAAGTTCTTGAAATCCCTTACTTTCCAGCTTCTTAGTAAATTCAGCAGATAGCCTAGGATTCTGCTCAATAATTGCGTAGATTTTATAGAATAGCTCTGCTGAAGTTGTTAGCTTATGAGCCGTATGAACTTGCAGTTTTTCCTTTAAGACATAGATTCTAAATAAGATTTGAAGCGCCATAAAGGTCGATTTACCTTGCTGACGAGCGCATAGCAAGGTGACTACTGGATGAGCCCATCGGCCATCAGGTTTGTATTTCAAAGTATGGTGAGCCAGCCATTGTTGCCAAGGCATCAAAGTAAAGCCGATTTCCTCGCAGAATTTAATCATTTGCTCGCCATAAGATGGGAAATCATTAAGTTTAGTGTGGATTCTGGGTTC